CACGGCAGTCTTCCCCTACATCCACGAGGTCGCCAAGTTCGGTGACTATGAGATCAACGTCGACATGATCGCGGAGCCTGCGCTTCGTGACCAGCTTCAGACCGAAGCGAAGGCACTGTGGGCCAAGGCTGGCGAGCAGTTCGGCTTCGACGCCGACAGCATGAAGCCCGACAACGCCTTTATGAAGACGGGCGAGACGAAGACGGGCGAGACGTTCGAGCGCGTGTGCTTCAAGATGAAGAGCACCCGTAAGCAGAGCGGCAAAGAGATCGCGCAGAAGCCCCGCGTGGTCGACTCGTCCAACGCTCCCATGAACGACGCCGTCTACGGTGGCTCCTCGGTACGCATCGCGTACTTCCTCCAGTTCACGGAAGTGAACGGCAAGCGCTACATCAGCCCGAAGCTGGAGGCCGTTAAGGTCATCAGCCTCGTGTCCACAGGCGGTCAGTCTGTGGAGTCCCTCTTCGGCGACGAAGATGAGGGCGGCTACGTTGCACCGGCCCAGCCTGAAGTACAGGCAGGCGGCTATATCAGCGAAGCTGTCCCGGCTACTCGCGAGACGGTGACGGTGGCGGGTGGCGTTCAGGCTTCCTCGTCTGTCACGGGCGGAGACTTCTAACATGGCTGAAGACAGCAGCCGACCCATCAAACCGTCGGGTAAGCGCCCCACTCGGGCCAGCGCGAACAGTCCATGGGGACAGTACGCGACGAAGCTGAAGGCATGGAAGCAGACCCAGTCCACCCCTTCAGCCCCCGGAGCACAGACGAAGACCGCGCAGGCCGCGCCTGTCGCTGGTGTCGAGACGCCACCCGAGGAGCTGACCGGACCCGAGCTGCAATTCGCAGACGGGGCTCCTGGATCACCCGTAGCAGAGACCCCCGCCCCTCCCTCACAGGAGTCGGCGGGGGTTTCCGACGTTCAGGCTCCCGCTACGGCGGCGAAGCCCTCGGACACGGTCGACGACACCTTCATCAAGTACCTGCACAAGGTCGAAGGCGGCGAGCGTCACATCAACTCGCAAGGCCAGTGGATGCCGTACAATACGGACGGCGCTGGCAAGTGGACCATCGGACGCGGTCACCTCATCAATGGTGGCAAGAATCCGAAGGGCTGGGAGAACGGACTGACGACTGAAGAGGTCGAGCAGTTGTTCGAAGAGGACGTGATCGTTGCCACCGAGCAGGCCCGCAAGGACGTGGGGCCGAAGGCGTTCGACGCCCTGCCCCTGAAGATGCGCCAACTGTTGGTGGACTTCAGCTTCAACCTCGGTTCCTCGTGGTCGAAGAAGTTCCCGAAGATGACCCGTGCCGTACTTGCAGGGGACATGGTGGGAGCCTACAACCAGATGGAACGCTGGAAGACAGCACCCAGCGGTGCCAAGTCCAAGCTCAAGGGTCGCAACCGCGACGCCGCCGAGTACTTCTTCGGCAAGACAGAGCAGGACGAAGCCCCTAACGCGAGCGCTCTGCTCGACTCGGATGGTCCGAGCTGGATACGTCCCGAACCCTCGGTCGACGTCGGACCCCGCACGCCTGAGATGGCGATCCCCGAAGCACCTCAGTACCCTGACCCGGGACCGGACCCGTTCGGATGAGTGCAGTACGGAACCGAGCAGTCGCCAACGGGTGGCGCAGTGGTTTCGAAGAGCGGGTAGCGGAAGAGCTGACCGTTGCAGGCGTGGTGTACTCATACGAATCCCTCGTACTAGAGTACACCATGCCTGCGAAGGCTCGGAAGTACACCCCCGACTTCGTAATCACCACCGCTAGTGGCAAGATCATCGTCGTTGAGACGAAGGGCTTGTGGACAGTAGCGGACAGACAGAAGATGGTGCAGGTCGTCCAGCAGAACCCGGACGTGGACCTGCGGATTGTGTTCCAGAACCCAAACAACAAGATCGCCAAGGGCTCCAAGACGACCTACGAAAAATGGTGCAAAACATTTTTGGGGGTTCCTGTAGCGGCGAAATCCATACCAGTCGAGTGGCTGTTGGAGTAATCTGAGGAGAATCCGATGCTGAATCGCACGAACCTTTACACCTGCACGTACACACACATGAACTTCACCGAGGAGTTCTTCGTCAAGCGTAAGGGTGAGCGCACCAGCACCTCCCACATCGCGAGCCTCTGGATCAATGTGTCCCAGCGTAGTATCAATGGACGCTACGCTGGGACGCGGGAGTTCAACTACCCGAACAACTCACACCATGCCAAGGGCATCCTCATGGATGACCGCTGGGTCTATGACCCGTCGCTCTTTGCGATGGAGATCCTGACCAGCATCGGTATGCCACGACGCAACGCAGCGGGGGAGCGCCTCTCGCTGGATCGTATCGACAACGACGGGGACTACGTCCTCGGCAACCTTCGGTGGGCCACGGCTCTCGAACAGGCTCACAACAAGAGCGGCGAGGATTACTGATGCCCGCGAAGAAGCGAGAGCAGACACAGTTGATTGTCATCTGCGATAGCAGGACCAACGCCCGGAAGAACTGGGGCGTGAAAGAGATCAACCGTGATGCTATCAACGCAGGCATCTACTCGGACAGTGGACCGACCGGCGTACACTACGTACTCCCTCGGGATGGTCGGGTGTGCAACGGTCGACCCCCCGCAGTCCTCGGCAGCCACATCAACGGCATCGACAGCCGCGCCGTGTACATCATGTTGATCGGTGGGATGAACCAGGAGGAAACGCAGCAGCGTGACACGTTCACCGACTCACAGCTGGTGGCCCTCCTCGGAGTGGTGCGCCTGATGCTCATCAAGTACCCGAAGGCCGCCGTGGTCCCGTCGGGTCTGGTGAGCGTGAACGATCCCGGCCCGTCCTTCGACGTGATGCACTGGGCTGCGACCCACATCGGCACGATGAACTCGGTACGATACCACGAGTACCTAGTAGCCAAGGCAGCCGAACCGGCGCGGGACCTGAGCTTCCTCGACGACATCCTATTCACGGAGGACCCGAACAGATGACTGATTTTAATGACTTGGTAGTTGATGAACTTGAGCGACTGCTGTCCATGCTCAAAGCGCACGTCGCGGAGGCGAACAAGTGGGGCCACCAGGATAAGATCCCTGCGCTCTACTGTAGTCACAGTGCCATCGAGAACGCTATCCATTCGATCCTCCTCTTGAGGCTCGCCCAGATAGATCAGCAGGAGTAGCGATGAGCATCCACGGCAACGTAGTAAGTAGAGACAGCTGCCCCGATTGTGGTAGCAGTGACAATGTTGCCGTGTACGAGAACGGTTACGCAAAGTGCTTCGGTCAGGGCTGCGGCTACTGGAAAGGGAACAAGAATGAGACTGGACATGATGGTGCTCCTGATGTCAGTAGTAGCAGTACTCGTAACAATCCTCGACGCCTACCTATGGTAAGCGTGGAGTACGTTGCACTAACCAAGCGCGGCATCTCTGCGGAGACCTGTCGCCTCTTCAAGTACGGCGTGGGCGAGAAGCACGACGGCACCCCGGTGCAGGTCGCGCAGTACGGCAACGCCCAGAAGTTCCGCACAGCTGACAAGAAGTTCAGCTGGATCAACCGCGAGGCGGGTACGCCCCTCTTCGGTCGTCAACTCTGGAAGCCCCAGAAGAGACTGGTCATCACCGAGGGCGAGATCGACTGCCTCTCGTATGCCGAGGCCGTCGACCGCAAGTGGCCTGTCGTCTCAGTACCTGATGGTGCTGGGTCAGCCAAGCGAGCAGTAGCCGAGGCCATCGACTGGATCTCTCAGTTCGAAGAGGTCGTCCTCATGTTTGACATGGACGAGCCGGGGCAGCAGGCTGCACAGGAGGTGGCTGAGATCCTCCCTCCCGGCAAGGCGAAGCTCGCCACGCTCCCGCGCAAGGACCCGAACCAGACTCTCTTAGAGTGCGGTGCAGGGGAGCTGGTGCGTGCTGTGTTCCAAGCCAAGCCCTTCCATCCCGCCGGGATCGTGGAGGGCCTCGACCTACTTGAGAAGGTACTAGAGAAGCCTGAGTATGGGCTGAGCTACCCGTGGCCCTGCCTCGACACGCTCACCTACGGACAGCGTGAAGGTACGCTGACCACATGGATCGCAGGGACCGGCGTCGGTAAGTCGCAGGTCCTCCGCGAGGTGGCGTACCATCTGGCCATGACCCACGGCGAGAGGGTGGGAGTCATCGCACTGGAAGAGAGCAACAAAGCTAGCGCCCTCGGCCTCCTCTCGTTGGAGGTCGGCGTCCCGCTGCACCTCGCAGAGGGTCGGGAGTCTGTGACGAACGAGACGATTGAGGCAGCAGCCCACAAGGTGCTCCCGAACTTCGCGTTCTATGACCACTTCGGTAGTGTCGACGCGGCAGTCCTCATCCCCAAGATCCGTCACATGCGACGGGCGATGGGGATCAAGTGGATCGTGCTCGACCACATCAGCATCATGGTGTCAGGCTCAGCAGCAGAGGGGGACGAGCGCAAGCGGATCGACGAGCTTGCGACCAACCTCCGCACGCTGTGCTCCGAGCTAGGCATCGGACTTCACATCGTCAGCCATCTACGCAAGGCCTCGGGCACAGCGCACGAGGAGGGCGGGGCGGTAAGCCTCCAGGATATCCGAGGTTCGGGTGCCCCGGCACAGCTGTCCGACCTAGTCATTGGACTGGAGCGGAACCAGCAGGCGACGACGGAAGCCGAGCGTAACACCACGACCATCCGAGTCCTGAAGAACAGGCACTCGGGGGAAACAGGCATTGCAGGGGCGTTGAGGTATGACGCCAACTCGTGCCGCATGTTCGAAACCGAAGCAGTGGACCCCGACTTTGGGGACACCAACGACAAAGAGAAAGAGGACTTCTAATGGTAACGTCAAACGAGCTGCTCGAATTCATTGACAAGTGCACCGAGTCAGAGGTCACCCTCGACCACGCCGGGGATGTCCTCGCAACCGAACCTGCCTTGCTTGAGGGTAAGTCCCTCGCCACCGCCATCGCTGCTGTGGCTAGCTTGGTCGTCGCAGAGCGCGACGCCCTCCTCCAGAACAAGAGTCTCGACCTCCATCACCTCGACAAGGCTGGTAAGCCTGACAAGAATCAGGGGTACATGTAATGACGACGCTCGAAATCCCGGTAGACCCAACGAGTACTGA